CAATCCCCCGCGTCAATACGTTTCTTGAACGTGGAAACCCGATAGTTCCCTAAGCCACAATTGTAGACCCAGCTAGTCACTGCGGCAATGCGTCGCGGTAGTGCAGTTTGAATCTTGGGTGAAAGCTTTACCAGACCTCGGACAAAATACTCCACATGATGATCCAGCGCATCTTCGCACTGCTCAATCGTCCAAATGGTGTCGGGATTAATCTCAGGTCCGGTGGCTCCCCAGCCGATTGTCCAAGGATGTCCTCGGGTTCCGGGGTCTGGGTAGGCTTTGACTCTTCCATCAGGCAAACGCTTTGCTAATCCTTCAAAGGGTTTAATCAGCACATTTTTAGCTAGCTTTTTAGCCTCATCGTTCACGATTTTCTATACTTTTCAAGCGGCCTACTAACAAAGTAGAACGTCAAACACATGGTAAACACACCAAAGTCATCTTCATCCCAAACCTTGGTTATCACCTCGGTCCATACCGCGCCCGTCTCAAATGCGATAACAAGCGCAGCCGCCTTGACCGTCGCGTACATGAAAAATAATGCCCAAGTGATGCCGGGACGTACAAGAGCAGAGATTCCAGCCACAAACCAGCCCGCAGATTTAGCCGTTTCAGCCTGCTCTTGAAAGGCCGACTTGATGGTGTCCAGTTGCTGAATAGAGTAATCAACATATCGTTCCTCCATTCTAAATTCACCACGGAGCTTCTCCAGATCAGTCTGGAGTTGGAACATATTTAACTCATGAGCGCGTTCATTCTTCTTGTCTAAGAACTTCAGCACTTCCGGTGCAAGCCTGAATAAGCCACCAAAGATGGAGCCAAGCAAGCCACCGGATAGTAGGTCAAACATTATGCCGCCTCTTTATCTTGCAAGCGTTGCATAAAGTATTCAAACGAACCATAAAACTTCTTTGTCCCGATATGCACACAAGTCATACGGGGGTCTAGCCAGACACCATAGCCCAAGTCCTTGAGCTTGGAAAACACCACGGTATCTTCTGAATGAAGCTTGCCATCCACAACTGCAATATTGCAGATCATCCTGCGGACCTTGCCTTCGTTCTCGTACTCCTCGCTGTTTTCCCAGAGATCCATAAAGGCTTTGCGGCTCATCTTCACAAAGCCCATACCTAGACCTTCTACAGCGATCAATCCGTTTTCTTCGGGCGTGATGTTCTTTGTCTTAACGACATACATCTCTTGCTCGTCTGTCTTCTTGCGGTACGTCCCACCCACTACATCTTCAGGCCGCGCCAAGAGTTCCATCACCCACATAGGATTCCACTCAAGATCCGCGTCAATCCAAATAATGTCGTCGTATCCACCTTCAACAGCCAACCCAAAGAGGTCATTCCTTGCCCTCTGAATCAGCGCGTCATACGACATAAACACAGGATGCAAGAAGATGTCGTTGGCTTGAGCCACACGGACAGAGTTCACCAGACTAGTGGCATACCAGACATCTAAACGCCCATCCAAGGATGGCGTTGCAATCAATACTTTGCGTGTCATGCTGCTTTGGCCTGTGTGAATTGTTGAATAAGTTGATGCCATTGCGGTCTAGCATCCCATGACCAGTGCTTGCGATGGAAGTCTACCTGCTCTGGATTCGGTTGCCATGCGTCTACTGCATCATCCAAGGCTTGGGCATAACGCCGTGCAAAGCCTTCGCCTAGTGGCACATAATCAGCCCAGATACTGCAAGTTTCAGGCAAGGCACCGTAATTAGTGGTAACGACCTTCAGGCCGTAAGACAGGGCTTCAATCGCTGACAGGCATGAGGTCTCTTCAAAGGTACTAGGATAAGCGAAGATGTGATGCTCGATTAACTGCTCCCGCACTTCATCGTTAGACATATAGTCAAAGCGTGTGATGCCTAGTTCTTTGAGTTGCCTGTAGAGCGGATTGAATTGGTGTCCCGTCATCTCGTGGTATCTAGCGCCGTAGATCTTGGTGCCGGAAATAACCGTCAGTGGGACTTTGCGCTTCATTAACGGATAGGCTTGCGCCAAGACTTCCAAACCTCTGTTGGGCATGGAGGTGTAGATTAACCGGATGTCTTTGGGCTTATCGTGGTCCGGTGCGGGTTTGATGCAATTCTGAATGACATGGCACTTATCACCGGGGAGGTTTACACGCTTTCTGAATTGCTCATGCTGCCAGTGGGACACAAAGACAATGGCGTCTAGTCTTGATACAAATTGAGGGTCAGCAAGACCTGCCACCGCAGCCTGATCGTAACTGAGGTGTTGCCATAAGATATTGGGCTTGGCAGGATGGAGTAGTCTGGGGTCACAGGTTGAGAGTATGACGTTAACCTGACTGAGATCCACCCTTGCCGAGAGTTCCTCTAAGAGGATCTCCGAGCCACCTTTAGGCGCAGTAAGCATCACCGGCTGTAATTGCAGCGTTGACAGCGGTCAGGTCATAGCCGTCCCACCAAGGCTTATCACGCATGAGTTTCAAGTGACCGACATTACGCTCAACGGTTGCTAGGTTTTCAGCGTTCTTGACGATGGTGCGGTTGCCATACTCACCGGCAACGTAGCCTTCAATCAAACCCACCGAGTCACCCATTGCTGAGAAGTGACGATCAAGCTCTTCTTTTGCGGGGATTTCAATAACTTCAGACATGATTAAGCTCCTTTGAGGGTTGCAAGCTCGGCCTTCACCGAGTCAAGTTCGGTTTTCAATTGCTTGATCGCATTGACCATATGCCAGAACACATTGTCGGAATCGACTGACAGCACCCCGGTTGACTCTTCCTTCACGCAGTCAGGGCAGACTTCTTGAAGTTCCTGAGCGATGACGCCAAGTTGGATGCCTTCTTTTTTAATGACGGTATGTTCTGGTAACTCTGTAACTTCTTCTGCCGTGCGGTACTCAAAGTTGCGAACACGGATTTGGCTTACAACATCTAAGCCTTCGTTGTTATCAACGATGTTCTTCTTGAGCCTGCGGTCAGAGGTGGTTGACCATGAAGAGGAGTTATTGCCTTGGTAGACACCACCACCGTTGGGAGAAATAAATCCAGTGTTTAATCCTTTTCCGGTGGTAGAAGTATCACTTCCGGGGGCAGCAATTACAATTTCTGACGACCCCGTATTTGCAGACGGAATTGAACCATAACCAAGCATCGTGTTATACGAACCTGTTGTAAGCTTGTTTCCTCCGTATTGACCAGCGGCGTATCCAATACAAGTATTTCCCAAACCAGTGGTTATATCTCCTCCACTACTAAGTCCAACAGCCGTGTTTTGTGCGCCGGTGGTGTTGGCGTAGAGGGATTGATAGCCCATGGCGGTGTTATTCGCGCCAGTGGTGTTGGTGTAGAGGGATTGGTAGCCTGTGGCGGTGTTGCCAGAGGCGGTGGTGTTGTTTCTTAGTGCATCAAGCCCCATGGCTACGTTATTTGAGCCAGTGGTATTTGACAAAAGCGCACGTCCTATACCGGTATTGCTACTACCTGTAGAATTTGACGCAAGAGCCGTTGATCCAACAGCAGTATTATCTTGTCCTGTTGTATTGGATTGCAAAGCTCTGTAACCGACCGCAGTGTTGTCACTCGCGGTTGTATTTAATCCTAATGCACTATTACCAATTGCCGTATTTTGACTACCCGTCGTATTTGCATACAGAGGTGCATTATAGACACCCGAAACTACCGTTCCCATTGCGGTATTCCGCGCACCAGTAGTGTTGGAATAAAGAACTGAAGCACCGACGGCAACATTTTCTTTGCCAGTAGAAGTGGAATAAAGTGCTAAAGACCCTACTGCAGTATTATAAAAGCCACTGGTGTTGGAGTAGAGGGATTGGTAGCCTATGGCGGTGTTGCCGGAGGCGGTGGTGTTGGCGGTGAGAGCCTGATAACCAACAGCGGTGTTGTTTGCGCCAGTGGTGTTGGCGTAGAGGGATTGATAACCAACAGCGATGTTGCTTGCGCCAGTGGTGTTGGTGTAAAGGGCTTGGTAGCCTATTCCGGTGTTGTTAGAGGCGGTGGTGTTGTTAACTAAAGCTTCGGTTCCTAAAGACGTATTATTAGCGCCAGTGGTATTAAGGAGAAGGGCTGATGTCCCAATCGCAGTATTGCTGTTTGCTAATGTATTTGCTCCAAGCGCATTTGATCCAAATGCTGTATTTGCAATACCAGTCGTATTTACGTCCAACGCCTGAAAACCCACTGCCGTATTGGTCGTGCCGGTGGTGTTAAGGTTAAGGGCTAAATAACCAACAGCGGTGTTACTTGTGCCGGTGGTGTTGTATTGAAGTGCACCATTACCAACAGCAGTATTGTTAGATGCCGTGCTATTTCCTAATGCCTGCCATCCAATTCCTGTGTTACCTCCACCTGTCAAATTTTCAGAAAGAACAGCGTAGCCTAATGCTACGTTGTTTACTCCAGTTATATTTTTATTAAGGGAGACTTGACCAACAGCGGTGTTATAACTACCTGTTGTGTTCGCTCCTAATGAACCACTACCAATAGCCGTGTTTCTAATTCCAATCGTATTAACGTCTAAAGCCTGATAACCCACCGCCGTGT